GTGACTCCGCAAATTTTTGTTAAAGACTATGAAATTATCACACAAGACAAATATTACTTCTAATTGACAATAAGACCATATTTTGATATAATATAACTATAAATGAAATGAAAGGAGGATGAAATTGGAACTTACTAAAAAGCAACAAGAGGGATTAGAGATAGCAATAGATAGATATAATCGAGGAGCTAGCTACTGTGTGATCGGAGGCTTTGCGGGAACAGGTAAGACAACTCTGGTCCATCACATTATTGCGGCATTAGGTGTTTCTGAAAATGACGTAGTTTATTGTGCTTATACTGGAAAAGCTACTCAGGTATTAGCAAGTAAAGGCTGCCGCAATACTTCAACATTACATCGTCTGTTATATCATGCTAGACAAAATCATCTCACGGGTAAGTTTTATTTTCATCCTCGTAGTTCTCTAGAAAGAGATTATAAGATTGTTGTTATTGATGAAGTAAGTATGCTTCCTAAAGACATGTGGGATTTAATGGTAAGCCATGATACTTTTGTGCTTGCTCTTGGAGATCCCGGCCAGTTAGGGCCAGTAAAGGCAGATCAAGATTCAGGATTGCTTAAGCATCCCGATATTTTCTTAACTGAAATTATGCGGCAAGCAGAAGGAAATGAGATTATTAGAACTTCTATGAATATTAGAAAAGGTATGTCGCTTACTCCTTTTCAAGGAGAACAAGTCCAGATTTTAACTAGCGATAAGTTTAGTACTGGTATGATGCAGTGGGCAGACATTATTCTTTGTGCAAAGAATGACACTCGGCATAGGCTGAATGCTCATATGCGGGAGCTCGAAGACCGAGGAGAAGAGCCAGAGGTAGGAGATAAAATTATCTGCCTCCGCAATTACTGGGAAGTTATAAGTGATGGTAGGCCAGAAGAAGCTAGTCCTTTGGTAAATGGTTCTCTTGGATTTATTACAAGTGTTGAAAAGCAAGAGCATCGAATCTTGAAAATTCCTGTTCTTAAAATGTCAATTGAGACTGAATTAGGAGAAAAATATAGTAATTTAATTGTAGACTATAATTTACTTATGACAGGTAAGCCCGCACTCACTTATAAGCAATATAGAGAGCGCACAAGAAGTTACGCAAAAGGTCAAGTTCCAATGCCAATGGAGTTTGCTTTTGGTTATGCAATTACCACTTGGAAAGCTCAAGGTTCTGAATGGGATAAGGTATTGCTAATTGAAGAAAATTTTCCTTGGGAAAAAGAAGAGAAAAAGCGCTATCTTTATACTGGAGTGACAAGAGCGAGTGAAAAACTAGTAGTAATTAAGAAATGAGGAGATAAAATGATAGATGGAAATAGACAAACTGGAAGAACAACCCGAATGATTCAAGAAGCAATTAAAGTACAGCAGACGGGGCTTCCTATTGCCGTCGTAGGAGCAAATGAACGAGAAGTTGCTCAATTAAGAACTCTATTTATGGAATTAGGAGGGCACTTAATTAACTTTGGATTTTATAGTATATATAATTATGAAGAGAAATTGAAGGGTGCTCCAGAAAATATTGTTATTTTTATAGACCATCATGCTACGGAAACTTTAGCTAGTGAAGCCGAAATCTCTAAAGAAAAGGTAAAAATTATGCAGAAAGCAATAGAAAATGCTACTGCAGACTTATGTCGAATTAAATATATGAAAGTTACCTAGCGTTAATAAAGATGGAGAATAATATTAATTAATTAAAGGGAGTTCTGTTCACATTCAAAAAATATAGGCAGATAACGTTTATTAAATTGTATTAAAATTAATATATTAGTGAAAGGAGAGTGATATAGATGTTTTATATCTACAAAATTACTAATAATATTAATGGGAAATGCTATATAGGAAGAACGAAAGATATTAATAGAAGATTTTCTGACCACAAGAGACTTGCCTTTACAAAGTCCATTCACAAGGAATACGAAAAAGCTTTATACCGAGCTTTTCGTAAGTATGGTATTAATAATTTCACTTTTGAAATTTTAGAGGAGACAGAATTTCCTATCGAAAGAGAGATATACTGGATTGACTTTTTCCAGAGTAACCTTAATGGGTATAATGCTGACGCTGGTGGATTAGGAGGAAGCCTTCCTGGACATTGTTCTGGAGAGCGAAATGGTAGGGCTAAATTAACCACTGAAGATATTGTCCAAATTAGGACGGATTATAATAACGGTGTAAGAAGAAGAGATTGTTATCTGAAATATCAAGATAGAATTGGGATTTCTGGTTTTGCAGATATTTGGCAGGGAAAATCTTGGATAAATATTCTTCCAGAAGTATATACAGAGGCAAATAAAGATATTCATAATAAAATTGAAAAAAATTCTGCAATAACGAGGAGAGAGTTTAGTACAGAGGAAATTCAAGAGATTAGACAAGCTAAAAAAGATGGTATGCGAAAAAAAATCGTCTTTGAAAAATATGCAAAAGGACGGGTCTCAATAAACACTTTTTCTGATATCTGGTATGAAAAATCTTACAAAGAAATTAAATAGACAAGGAGAAAAAATGCTAAAAAGGTTCGAAGTGCACGCTCATACTCATTTTAGCAATTTAAGGTTGCTCGATAGTATTAACCGTCCAAAGAACTTGATAGATAGAGCTATAGAGCTCGGGCTCTCTGGGATTTGTCTTACTGAGCACGAGTCCTTGTCTTCTGCCCTTGAATTAAACCTTTGTTTGCGCGACTCGAGATTCTGGACAAAAATATTATCACTTTATCCTAATCGCTAAGAATGAAATTGGACATCGAGCCTTGCGGGAACTGTCCTCGAGGGCTTGGTTGAACGCATACTTTGATAGGGGGATGCAAAGAGTTGTAACTCTTAAATCAGATATTGAAGAAGTATTAGAAAAATTTCCAGATTCCTTAATTGCTACGACCGCATGTATTGGCGGTGAACTTGGAGTTTGTTTGCGGCAGATGATCGTTGCAGAGCGCATGGGAGATAAAGATTTAGTCACAGAACTACATAATCAAATTGTAGAGTTTATGACTTCAAATATTAAACTATTTGGCGATGATTTCTATATTGAAGTCGCCCCTGGTCGAAGTGAGGACCAGTTAATGTTTAACCATAGAGTTGCCGCAGTTGCGAAAGCTTTTAATGTAAAAATGGTTATTGGTACTGATGCTCATTATCTAAAGAAAGAAGATAGGTTTGTTCACAAAGCTTATCTTAATTCTAAAGGTGGAGAGCGAGAAGTAGATGCTTTTTATGAATATGCTTACCTGCAATCAGATGACGAGGTGCGCAAGCACCTAGAAGGGACGGGTCTCAACTATGACGAACTGGTCGCGACTAGTGATGAGATTTACCACAAGATTGAAACTTATAGCCTTGAGCATAAGCAGACAATTCCCCGCGTAACAGTACGAGACTACCCTAAATGGATTTCCAACCATGAGCTAAAGTGGACCGAATATCCTACTCTCTCAAAGCTGATTAAATCAGATGATATGCAAGAGAGGTATTGGGTCAATGAGTGTATTAATAGTCTAAATAATCTTAGAGACTATCATGCTCCCACTTACATGGCTCGACTAGAAATTGAGGCTGACGTTATTAGCTATATCTCTGAGCAATTAGGAGACAACCTATTTGCTTATTTCAATACTATGAAGCACTATATTGACACCTTTTGGGAAGAAGGAAGTATTGTTGGTCCTGGCCGAGGCTCCGCAGTTGGATTCCTTAGTAATTATCTTCTAGGAATTACTCAGCTTGACCCTATTCAATGGAATCTTCCATACTGGAGATTTTTGAATAAAGATAGAGCAGAACTTCCTGATATTGATATTGACCTAGCTCCAAGCAAGCGCCCGCAAATTCTCAGAAGAATTAAAGAAGAAAGGGGTGGGGAGCTTGGTTGTGCGCTTGTTGCGACATTTGGAACAGAAGGTACAAGATCGACAATCCTTACGGCATGTCGCGGGTATAGGAGCGAAGACTTTCCTGATGGTATTGATGTTGATACTGCTCAGTATATGTCTTCACTAATCCCCGCAGAAAGAGGTTTTCTATGGCCTCTTAATGATGTTGTTAAAGGCAACAAAGAGAAGGGTCGGGCTCCAATTGCTCCTTTCGTTAAAGAAGTAGAACAATTCCCTGGTCTCTTAGATATTATGTTAGCAATTGAAGGATTAATTAACAAGAGGTCAAGCCATGCTTCTGGAGTTATTTTATTTGATGATGACCCATATGAAAGAGGATGTTTTATGCGGACACCTGCGGGAGAAGTAACTACCCAGTGGGATCTGCACATGGCTGAGTCCGCAGGTATGACAAAATATGATTTCCTAGTAACTGAAATTAGTGATAAGATTATCCAAGCAATTGAGTTGCTTGAACAAGATGAAGTTATTGAAAAGCGACCTTTGCGGGAACAGTATAATCATTATCTTCATCCTTCAATTATTGACCTAGAGGATTCTCGTCTTTGGGACGCTCTGGGTGAAGGAGCGGTATTGGATGCTTTCCAATTCTCTACAGATGTTGGACTTATCGCTGCTAAGAAGCTTAAGCCGCAGAATCCAGTAGAAATGTCTGACGCTAACGCTCTAATGCGGCTGATGCCCGAAAGAGGAGCAGAGTCTCCTATTGATAAGCATTATAGGTTTAAACAAGATATAAAACTTTGGTATCAAGAAATGCAATATTATGGGCTAACAAAAGAACAAGTAAGCTATTTGGAACCATATTATCTTTCTTCTTATGGAACCCCTCCTATGCAAGAAGATATGATGCTTATTCTAATCGACCCAAATATTGCAGGATTTACTTTAAAAGAAGCAAATGAAGCCCGCAAGATTGTTGCTAAAAAGCAGATGAATAGAATTCAAGAGTTAAAACAAAAAATGTATGCTAATATGGAAAGTAAGCGTTTTGCAGATTATGTTTGGGATTCTGCTATTGCTTTGCAGTTAGGGTATTCATTCTCTCGTCTTCATTCTCTTGCTTACTCTTTTGTTGGTATCCAGACTCTTCTTCTGTCTACAAACTTTGATTCAATCTATTGGAATACTGCTTGTTTGCGAGTGAACGCAGGTGCTATTACTTTAGATGATGAACGTAATACTGACTATGGTAAAATTGCAAAAGCTCTTGGAGACATTAAAACTAAGGGTGTTCACGTTTCTCTTGTTGATATTAACAAGTCTAAATATACGTTTGAACCTGACATGTCAAACAATAGAATCCTATTCGGAATGAAAGCTCTAAATGGCGTCGGCGCAAATATTATTAATACTATTATTGAGAATAGACCTTATACAAGTCTATTAGACTTTATGAATAAGACAAAAGTTAATAAAACAGTAATGGTAGCTCTGATTAAGGCAGGGGCTTTTGATAATCTTCATCCAGAAAAAAGTCGTCCGCAGATTATGGCAGAATATATTTGGTTAATTTGCGACAAAAAGAAAAGATTAACTTTGCAGAATTTTAATGGGCTTATGGAACATGATTTAATCCCAGAAGAATTAGAATTCCAAAAAAGAGTTTTCACTTATAATAAGTTTCTTAAAGCATATTGTAAGCATGATAAATACTTTGGTATAATTAATAATTATCTAACTTTCTATGAAGAATTTTTTGATATGGATTTATTAGAAATTGTTAATGGTCAGCCGCACATTCTCCAAACTACTTGGGACAGAGTTTATAAGAAAGTTATGGAAAAAGCAAGAGACT